GGCTGGAAATAACATAATGTCACATCATTATATTGTTGGAATTAAAAAAAGAATGAGTTACGTTAAGTAACTATAAAAAAAGCGAAAACCTAAGTCTTCGCTTTTAATTTATCATAACGCACTTAGTAATTACGACAACACGATTTTATTAGTTCTTTTATCAAAAGAAATCTTGATAGTGTCACCTTCTGAGTACTTACCGCTTAATATATCATCAGTTATAGGGTCTTCAATATGTTTTTGAATTGCCCTGTTTAAAGGTCTTGCACCGTAAGCCTCATCATACCCTTGTTCGGCAACATATTCAATAGCGGTTTTGTTTACCTTTAATGTGATGTTTAGTTCTGCCATTACCCTATTTTTTAATTTCTCTAACTCATTATAGATAATTTTATTTATATCATCTTTTTTTAGACTATTAAATATGACAGTATCATCTATACGATTTAAAAATTCTGGCTTAAACTTTTTCTTAAGTGCCTTTTCAATAATAGAACGAGCTTTTTCTTCTTCATTAGCTATAGATGCGTTAGTTTTGAACCCCATATCCTTACCAAATGTATTAAGTTCTTTAACTCCGACATTTGATGTTAAGATTATAAGTGTATTTTTAAAATTAACCTTTCTACCTAACCCATCTGTTAATTGACCTTCATCTAATAACTGTAAAAGTAAGTTGAACACATCATCATGAGCCTTTTCTATTTCATCAAAAAGAATCACAGAATATGGTTTTCTTCTAACCCTTTCGGTTAATTGACCACCCTCCTCATATCCAACATACCCTGGTGGTGGTCCGATAAGTCTAGATGTTGCATGTTTTTCCATGTATTCAGACATATCAACCCTTACTATTGCGTCAGAGTCACCGAAGATTTGTTCAGTTAATAACTTTGCAAGATAAGTTTTACCCACACCAGTTGGTCCTAAAAATATAAATGACCCAATTGGCTTTGTCTTATCTTTAATACCTAGTCTGTTTCTTTTAATTGCTTTAACCACTTTACTAACTGCATCATCTTGACCGATAACCTTTCCAGTTAATTCTTGGTCCATTGACATTAGTCGTTTAGTTTCTTGTGAAGAAATCTTATTTAAGGGTATTCCGCTCATCATAGACACAACTTCAGCTACTAAATCAACACCAACCACAGTTCTGGTTTTGTCCATGCTCTCCATCCATTCCTTTTTAGCCTTATCTAGTTCTAAGTTTACATTTTTTTCCTCATCTCTTAATTTTGCCGCTTCTTCATATTTTTGAGAAATGACCACTTTATTTTTTTCCTCTTTAATGGTTTCTTTCTTTTCTTCAAGTTTTTTAATGTTATCAGGGGCTTCATGATTTATATTCGTTGTTGCCCCAGCCTCGTCAAGTATATCTATAGCTTTGTCTGGCATAGCTCTGTCCATTATATACCTATCGGATAATTTAACACATTCATCTATAGCTTCATCAGTATATTTAACCTTATGATGGTCTTCATATCGTTGTTTTATATTCTCAAGTATAGTTTTAGTTTCTTCAAGGGTTGGTTCTTCAACTAAAACTTGTTGAAATCTTCTAGTTAACGCCCCATCCTTTTCTATATTTTCTCTAAATTCATCAAGGGTTGTTGCACCAATAACCTGTATTTCACCCCTAGCCAAAGCTGGTTTGAAAATGTTAGCGGCGTCCATGGTTCCAGTTGCATTTCCAGCACCAACTATTGTGTGTATTTCATCAATAAATAACACAATGTCTTTATTGTCTTTTAATTCTTCTAATATGGCTTTCATTCTCTCTTCGAATTGACCCCTATATTTTGTCCCAGCAACTATGGCTGCTAGGTCTAAAGAATATATTTTTTTATCTAATAAAATTCTAGGTGCCTTGTTATCCTTAATTAACATGGCTAGACCTTCAACTATAGCTGTTTTACCTACCCCAGGTTCACCTATTAGTATTGGATTGTTTTTCTTTCGTCTTGACAGTATTTGTGAAACTCTTTTTATTTCCTTTTTTCTACCAACAACTGGGTCAAGACCACCTTCCTTTGCGGTTTTAGATATATCTCTGCAGAAGTTATCCAATACTGGTGTTTTAGTTGAATCTTTTTTACTTCTTTTCATTTTGTTACCCTTTGGTGAGGATAAATCATCCCCATCTTCAAATGGTAGTGAGTTTTTACCATCCAAATAAGGATTTTCATCGTTTAATTCATTTTCTAACCTTTTTTTTAATTCCTTCATATCTGAATCTTTAAATTTAGCCCTTAGTTCATCCATGGTGTAGTTTTTAAATTTATCCATTATTTTATCTATATATTCATTTTTATTGCTGTTATCTGAAAACAAACCGTCTCCCTTATTTTTATTAGTTCTTTCTCTTGGGTTGGTGTTGTAATTAATAACACCCTCTTTAAATATTTTATAATTTAACTTGTTAAGTTTTAATAGTTTAACCAAATCTAAATCTTTTTCCGATAACAAAGATAATAATATGTGTGTTGTGTCTATTTGAACATCACCCATTTTTTCAGATTCCCTATCAACTAATTTCATTATTTTATTACTGTTTGGGTCATGTGGTAATCTTGATTTAGTTGTACTTGAAAAGCTATAATTTAATGAGGTGTGTCTTAAATGTTGACTAACCAAATCATATAACAATGAAGTATCAATACCAATAAACTTTAAAACTCTATTACTTTTATTTTGTTCTTCATTTAAAATAGCTAATAGTATATGCTCTGGCCTAAGTTCTCTGTCTGAATTATTTTTAGCCTCTTCTTGAGCTAATTTCATTATTTTTTTAACCATGTCTGTAAGGTCTCGCCTTCTTTTCATATATTCAAAGTTTAGGCAAATATACGTATAAAAATATAAAAAACAACTGTTGACATAATTTAAATTTTTAGTATATTTGTGATTGATTAATAATTATTAATTTTAAAGTTAAAAATTTGGAAGACATTAATAAAGTTTATTCTAAAATAACTATTCTATATAGTTCTAAAAATAATTCAACTAATAACCCAAGTTACGATTCAATTTATAGTAGTCATTTACCTAAAGTTGATAACTATACATATGAAGATGTGTGTATCAAGTTTTCTGGAAATTTCTTAATCGTAGAGGTTTTAGATTCTGACGAGCAAGAGTACATGACTTGTCATCCTTTTGAATTATCTAGAGTGCAGTCTTATAGATTGTATGACTAAATATATTATCAATTTAAATAACAATTCTTATGATTTTAGAAAGAGTAGAAAAAGATGGTGTTGTAGAGGCAATCTATGAATCGTCAAACATTGTGGCGTCTAGTTACGATAGGAGTAGTAAAAATTTAAATATTACTTTTAATTATGGTGGTAATTACACTTACCAAAATGTACCAGAAACGGATTATATGCGTTTTGAGACTTCTGAAAGTCAAGGTAAGACCTTGAATTCACATATAAAAAAATATGCAGCATTAAAGCATGAAAATGTTGATGTTAATGTTATTTTCGATAAAGTAAGTAACATAAAACTTAATGAAGCTACTGTTGGCATTGATAGGTTGTCATCTTTAATTAGTGAGTTGTCAAAAACTTTAAATGATGACCTTATTCCAGTTAAAAATAGATTATCCGTTTTTGATAATGGGTTAGATGAAGTTAATAAGATAATTAAACAATACAAATTTTAAATATGAATAAACCAAATGCGACTAAAACTTACCATGACTTATTAGAGGACATTTTAAAAAATGGTAATGAAAAGAATGACCGAACCGAAACTGGAACTCTATCAGTGTATGGAAGGCAAGTTAGGTTTAACATGAAGGATGGCTTCCCGTTATTAACCACAAAGAAGTTACACTTGCGTTCAATCACCCATGAATTACTTTGGTTTTTAAATGGAGAAACTAATATTAGATACCTTAATGATAATAATGTTACTATTTGGGACGAATGGAGTCAGAATGTTGGCAATTTTCCAAATGAATCTAGATTAAATGGATGGATTAAGATAAGAAACAACAACACTAAAGTATCTTATAGTGGTAATTATTCAACAAAAGGAATAAGTGTCAAAAAAGATAGTATTGATGACAAGTTAAGAAGTTCTTGGGTTAAGATGATGAAAAGGTGTTATGATAGTAATAGTCACAATTATCAAATGTATGGTGACAAAGGTATTTTTGTAGATGAAAGGTGGCATGATGTTTCTAACTTTATTTCAGATGTCAAAGAACTACAAAATTGGAATTTGAAACAATCTAATTGGAATAATTTTGAGTTAGATAAAGATTATTATGGTTCTAATTGTTATTCTAAAGAAACTTGTGTTTGGTTAGATACAAAAGAAAATAATATTTATATCGGTAAACCTATACAAATAACTGATGATAATGGAACAACAATTTATCATTCATATACAGATGCAGAAAATAAATTAGGGGTTAGTAGAAGCACTCTACATAGATGGGTTAAACAAGGTAATCCCAAAATGTTTAAAGGAAAAAACAAACAATTCGCTAAGTCTGAAGTTTTTGAAGTTTCAGAAGTAGAAAAGGAAGGGTTTGTTTATAGAAAATTGTTTACTAATGGTGAGTTAGGTCCAGTATATGGTCAACAGTGGATTGATTGGGGTGGTAGTTATGAGAAGTTATTAACTAGAAAGAAAGATGAAAATGGGTTTTATAAGTTTGCTACTAAACATCATCCAGGTATTAATCAAATTCAAAACGTTATTGATAGACTTAAAGAGGCTCCAGATTGCCGTAGGATGATTGTAAGTGCATGGAACGTTGGCGAGTTGGATAAGATGGCTTTAATGCCATGTCATAACTTCTTTCAGGTTTATACAAGAGAATTAAGTCTAGAAGAACGTTCGTTGTTATTGGATAAAAAAATTGGGCAAACTAAAGAGAATAGGCTACTTCCATATTTGTCCGAAATGTTTGAAACACATAATATTCCAACTAGAGAAATCAGTTTAATGTGGAATCAAAGAAGTGTAGATACGTTTTTAGGTCTTCCATTTAATATCGCATCCTATGCAATGCTACTTCATATGTTTGCGCAACAAGTTAATATGGTACCAGGAGAATTGATAGGTAATTTAGGTGATGTTCATATATATAATAACCATATTACTTATGTAGAGGAGCAACTGGGTAGAGATGTGTATAAATATAAACAACCTGAGTTGTCACTAAATAAAGGTAAGGATATGTTTAGTTATAAATTTGATGACTTTAAGATACTTAATTATGAATCTTATCCTAATTGGCGCGGAGTACCCATTGCGGTATAAAAATTATTAAATTAAACCCTCTTTTGAGGGTTTTTTTTATTTATCCTTATATTTATATATATAAAAGTAATAAATAATTGATATGGGAGTAAAAGGTACAAATAACGGATATGGTATTATTCACGCAGCGGCTGATGCTGATTTGAATAATTACGCATATTATCAAGTATATGCGGGTGCTAATGTTTCAGTGACAATTAATGGTGTTTCTGTTACCATGGTTGGAGGTTCAACTATTGATGTATATGTTAAAACCATTAGTGCTACATCAAATGTGTATGTAATTGGAGAGCCGATAAACGTTGTTGATGGTAACACAACATTAAGTAATTATCCAGAACCATAATAACTTTTACATAAAATTACAATATTTATATATAAACCAATTGAAAATGAGAAAATCAAATATAGTAAGACCAACCACCCTTAAGGGTAACGATAAACTTGATAGAATTAGACAATTAATGCCTAAAACTTCAGTTAACGAAGGAATTAGCCGTTCAGTTGTTGAATTAACTAAAATGGGTCCTGATGGTAACGTTTACGCTATCGTAAGAGAAAATCACGAGTATTATATAAAGGTTTCTGAAAAAAAGGAGGCTTTATTAAATGAAGATTTTAAATATATCGGTGGTTTACAAAACAAAAAAGATAAGGCTTATCCTTCTTATGCGAAAGCTATTAAGCAATTAAACCTTAAGTTTATGAGCATAAATGAAGCAATTGGTAAGTCTGGTAAGATTAATGTATTTGAAAATGACAGCCTAGTTTCAGAGCATCACCCACTTAAAGCAGACATGAAGTTGTCAGCTGAAAAAGGTATTGGTGATGGTCAAGAATATGTTGTTGACTCTAAGGGTGCTGAATTAAAGTACGACAATAAAGAGGGTAAAGAAGAAGATGGTTTTGGAGATAACGTTGCTGATTCTACATGTGAAAAAGATATAGAAAAGGTTAAGTTGAGTGAAACTGAAACGGCTATTGATTCAATGATTACTGGTGAAGAAGTAATTGAAGAAAAAGCCCCAGTTAAGAAAGGTTTTTCAATTGCTAGAGCAATTCAAGAAATGGATGAAGTTATAGATTCCATAGCTACTGAAGATGATAAAATTAATGATATTATCGAATCTCTTGGTGAAACTGAAAAAGCTATCATGATGGAAGCTTTAAAAAAAAAAGATTAAGTAAAAGTGAAGCGTCTCTTAATGAGATGAGACATGATGGTAAATCTACTGGTCTATTCCAAGAAGAGGAAGAAGACTACAATCTAGAAGAAGAAACAAAGTATAAACTAAAGCTGGACACTCCAAAGAGTGAGCCAGCTTTTGGTGGTTCTGATGGTGAGGATGAGTCACTTGACGCATTTGATGATGCTGAAGGTGATGATTTGTCATTTGGTGATGATAAAGGTGGTGATAATGAAAAACCATTTGATGATGAGCCATTTGACGCTGGTGTTGAAGCTGATGAAGATGAAGACCCAGAGAAATATATACAACAAATTGCTGGTAAATTAGGTACGTCACTTAGAAAATATAATGATGAAAGAGGTGAGCCTGATTTTGATTTAGAAAAATACGCTATCAATAGTGTTATCTCAGCAACCCATACATCTGAAATGGATGAAGAAGACCAAAAGGATATTATTAGAAAGGTTAAGACATCTGGTGCGGGTGATGATAATGACGATATCGATAAAGATTTGGACATTGATTCAGAAGAACCTAAAGATGGGGTAGAAGAAATAGAAGAAACTCTTTATGAGGATTCTTGGTCAAACCCAATGGAGATTTCGGAAGGTGTGGAAGTTAGTAATAATTTACAATATCACTTAGATAATAAAATAGCTTTAGGTGAAGGATTATTTAGATACGGTTCTGATGCTTATGTTAAATTATATACTGAAGTTAAAACACTTAATGATTTGAATGCTATTAAACTAAATGAAAATGATGAAAAGTTAATTGAAGACTTTACGAATCAATCAATTATTATTGAAGGTGAAAGAATTTTATTAAACCTTATTATTGAGAATGATGTTGAACGCATTTTAGAGGAAGGTGATAAATATAAGGGTAAGAAGTCTAATTCACCAAGTAGAGGTGCTGGTGGTGGAAAAGCCTACAAGGTGTTTGTGCCAGGTTGTGCGGCTAAAACTAAATCAAACCCTAGAGGTATTAAGAAAATTTCGTTTGGGTCTGGTGGATTAAAAGCTAAATTGAGTAATAAAGAAGCTAAGAAGTCTTATAATGCTAGGCATGGCTGCTCTAAGGGTAGACATAATGATAAGTGTAAGGCTGGTTATTGGTCTTGTAGATTACCTAGATATGCTAAAAAATTAGGTTTATCTGGTGGTGGTACTTGGTGGTAAAAATTTTAAAATGTTAAATTATGAGAGAATTTAGAAATTACATGTTTTTTAGAAACTTAAAACAAATATCTAGAGATGTTGAAAAAATAATGTCATTAGATAAACAAGCTATAGATGACTTAATTTGTCATGGTCATGATTGGGCTGGTGAGCATATAACAACAGCCAAGGATGATGTTGAAGAGGTTACTAACTTTTTATTAAGTAATGTTAATTTAAAACAACATAGTAACGATATTCATGAAGCTAAAATTGCTAAACGATTTAGAAATTATATGTTTTTTGAAAACTTAAAACAAATATCTAGAGATGTAAGGGTAGTGATGTCATTGGATAAACAAACCATAGATGATTTACTTTGTCATGGACACGATTGGGCTGATGAACATATTACAACAGCCAAGGATGATGTTGAAGAGGTTACTAACTTTTTATTAAGTAATGTTAGTGAAAGGCCTTATATTGAATCTATAAACGAGCATGGTGTAATTAAGAGAACCTTTTCAAGTAAGGTTGATTCAGATGAATTAGAGTGGCACAGAGACAAAGAAGATAGAATCGTAACGGCTATTAATGAAAATGATTGGATGATTCAATTTGATAATGAACTACCAAGAAAAATATCTGTTAATGAAGAAATAGAAATACCTAAAAACACTTTCCATAGAGTTATTAAGGGTTCCACTGATTTGGTAGTTGAAATAAACCAATCTAGTGTTATTTTGGAAAAAGATGACAGGTGTACTAGAATAGCTAAGAGAAAATATGACACTTGGCCTTCGGCTTATGCTTCTGGCGCTGTAGTTAGATGTAGAAAGGGTGAAATATGGAAGGATATTAAAGAAGAGGATTTATCTGAAGAGAATAATTTAGAGGAAAAAAAAACTGATTACTCTAAAGAAAAGGATAAAGGATTACATGGTTGGTTTGAAAGACAGGGTGGTTCTGGAAAATCTTCTGGATGGGTAGACTGTAATACATGTAGAAAAGACCCTAAAACTGGTAGAAAAAAATGTAAACCTTGTGGTAGAGAAAAAGGTGAGAAAAGAGCCAAATACCCAGCGTGTAGACCAACCCCATCAGCTTGTGGCACAAAAGGTAAGGGAAAAAAATGGGGTAAGAAATCAAAAAAGAATGAAAATTTTGATTATTCAGAAAAAAATGCTATATTTGAAGAAACGTTTAATATGGAAGAATTAGCATTACATAACCCAGGTGAGAAAACTACACCTAACCCAGTTAGGGAGACTCCAGTTGTACCAACAGAAAAACCTTCACCTAGAAGAAAAAGAATTTGGGAAACTAAACCTGCGGTTAAACCAAAACCAAAAATGGAGCAATGAAATTAGTATATGTAAATCAAATGGGCGTTGACTGGACTGGTAAAATAGTTTATGAATTCTTATTTTCTGATGATGAGTCGGTTAAAGACGTTAGTGGTGTTGATTGGGATTCCTATCCAGCTTCAGTGGGTGAGCCAGAACCACCAAGTAGTAATTTTATAGTTAAAGTTGGTAGGTTAATCACTGAATTGAAACTTGATTTAGTTCAAAAGCACCATAGTTTCGCTGTTTTTGACGCTGTAGATGGTATTGTAGCGTTAGCTTGGGAAGATATATTAGATTATGAAGAGTATCCTGAAAAAAGACTTTTTTTTAAGTTCGGTGAAGATATTGATTCCGTAGAAGATACTTTATATGAAAGAGATTTAATATTGGATTATAACGTTTACGTAAAAAAAATTAATAGTGATGAGGATTAAGAAAAAAGACATAAAAGAAAATTTAGACGCAAAAATTAATAATAGAGTTAATAAAATTAAAGCGGTAATAAACCAAACCGCAGGTGACTTTGAGCAAATGGGTATAGATGGTTCTGAAGATTTAGCTGCTGATGTTGTTTCAAGCGCTTTAGATTCAAGTGAAGATATGAATGAAGATTCAGTTTCTGATAGTCAAAGAAGATTTTTTAATGCTGTTCATAAATGTAAAGTGGATGGTGATTGCCCTAGTTCTGAAATTAAAAAGGCTGCTGAAGGTATGTCTTTATCAGATATTGAGGATTTTGCGTTCACTAAGGGTGAGTTACCAGATAGTATTGATGAAGTTGCTAGTGACTATCAAAATGGTAATAATACCGTAATTTTGAAACAAAAAATTGAAAAGGCTAAGTCAGAATTATTAAAACAAAATTTTGCATCAACTGCGGTTATTAATATTAGTAGGACTGAAGAAAAAAGTGGTATTGTAGATAAAAATCAATTACATAAACATAAAAATGTTAGATTAAATTTATGTAAACATGGTTTTCCAACTCTTGTAGAATTATTGCCTAATTATTTTGATGAACAAGGTGTAAAACCAATAACTGAGTATTACAAGGGTGAAAAACTACAAGCGTATGTCCCATCAAAATTATATGACTTTGTCTCAGATGTTGGAGTGTTGAGTAATGATACAGCTATTGAAAAATTGTCATCTAAATTAGATGAGCTTTTAATATCAGAATCTAATTCACCATTAAAAGAAGATTTTAATAGGTATGAAGAGTACCAAGAGTTGTCCGATAGAGTTAATAACGCTAAGATTAATGGTAATAACGTTGCTTTTGTTAAAGCTGATAGAAACAAAATGTACTATCATATATTAGATGTTATTATTGATGATGATGGTATTCAGTTTAAAGGAGGTATATCTAGGAGTAAAGATGAAATAACCAACCCTTTGTTGGGTAGTTACAATGTCACCCCAGAAAACGCACATAAAATGGGTCCTTACGCATTGAACATATTTAATAAGGTTTTAGATGCAGCTGAATCTAATAGGATTCTAGATGTTTCTGATATGAAAAACCCTAAAATGGTGGATAATGGCAATATTGAAGAGGTTAATGGGGACCATTTTGGTGATGATGAGAAGTTAGATATTGAAGTTGGTGCTGACGATTATGAAGAGTACCAAGAGTTATTGAAAAACATAGGTAATCACGGTAAATCTATTGATTTGGATTCCGTTGAGGATGGTTTACCTTTTGAATCAGTAAGACCTAAGATGACTAAATCAGAGTTAACTGAAGCGGTTAAGAATATATGTGAGAATAATAAAACACCTAGAAAAGTAGTAAAAACATTTAAAGTTAAAAATTTAAGAAATGGCAAAAAATAGTAAGAAACAACTTAATGAAAACTCTTTATATTCTGAAGGTATTACTGAAAGAATACATTCTAAATTAGAACAAAATTTAAGAGAAAACAAACATTCTTTATCTGGTTGTGATATATTTCCTGAAGGAGATGTTATAACTTCTGAAATGAAGTTAATTAGAGAAAGATTTAAAGAAGTGGTTAAAAGGTGTAGAGAAGCTTTTGATATGGAGCATGTTGATAACATGACTATAATTAAGGAACAAATGAACTTGGTTATGGATGCCATGAAGATGGAGGCTGAACATAAAGAGGTTTTAGAACAAATAGCCATAGAAATGGTTGTTGAGGAATTTGATATACCAGAGGGGTCTATTGATTTTGATGTTCAGTTAACCTCCAATATAGATTCTAACGGAATAAATGAAACCCCTATTGAGAATCTTGATGAGGAGTTTAATGACCACGATGAAATAGTTAGAGCAAATAGTGAGGTACATAAAAGAAGAGTATTAAATGCTATGACACAGGGTGCGTCCAAGAGTGTTAATCATATGTTCCACATGGTTCATGAGCAATTGTCTGAAATTAACGATACTTTACCAAATACATATAAAAAGATGATGTCAGCTGCTGATATGATGTATTATATTATTCCAGACATGGATAAGGGTATTAGAGGTGGTAGATGTGAAACAGAATATGAGCAAGACGAAAATGGTGTTAACAAGCCTGTAATTAAAGCTAAGGCTATGGTTTTTCCTGTCTTAATTCACGAGCTATATAAGGGTGTTATGGAGGTTTTATCAACACATGGATTACCTACTGAAGAGAATGTTGCAAATTATGTAATAGGTAAGGCTGACTTTTTACAAGCAGAGCCTTGGGACATGAGATTCGGTCCAGCAATATGGAGAAGGTTTTGTGATGCTATACCAGCTGAAGATTTTAATTTAAAACACCATGTATATGCTGATTTGGCTACCATGGAGCCTAATGAATTTAATCATTTAATGAAGGAAATTATAGGTAAAACTAAAAAGGGTAAAATGATTATTTCTGAAATGGTTGAATCAATTAAAAAAGAAATGGAGGAAGATGAATTTAATGAAGCAATGGGTGATGACCATTTTAACTTTGAAGATTTAATTTAAATAATAACTAATATAAACTATTAAAAGCTCCACATGCGGGGCTTTTTTATTTTTTACTACTTTTTAGATATTTATAAATAAAAGATAATGCTAACTAGTAGTGAAATACTTTATGAATACGCTAAGTGTGTGCAAGACCCTATTTATGCTATTGGTACCTATTTGGAGACCAAGGATTTAACTCAGGGTGGATTTGTACCATTTAACCTATTCCCTAGGCAGAAACAAATTGTAAGGGCGTATGAGAAGTATCCTTATAATTTGGTGACAAAGCCTAGGCAAGCTGGTATATCTACAACTACACAAGCTTATATGGCTATTAAGGCTGGATTTTCTGACCCAGATAAACCAGAGACTATTCTAGTTATTGCCAATAAGTTGAAATTAGCACAAAAATTCGTTAGAGGTATTAAAGATTACCTACTTCAATTACCTAGATGGGTTTGGGGTCCAGAATACTACGGTTCACCTGAAAATGAAGACAGGGATATATTTGTAACTGATTCTAAAATTGAACTTGAGTTACCTAATGGTACTCAAATAATAGCTGTAGCTACATCTGAAGACGCTCTTAGGGGTTATACACCTACTTATCTGATTTTTGATGAGGCTGCGTTTATTGATAATGGAGATTCTGTATATGCTGCGGCGATGTCATCGTGTGCTACTGGTGGTAGGGTTATGTTGATTTCAACACCAAATGGTATGGACCCTTTATATTATAAAACTTATGACCAATCCAAGATTGGTAAGAATAATTATAATGTAATTGAAATGAGGTGGTATGAAGACCCTAGGTACATAAAGGATGAATATGGAAATCGTGACCTTTTTTGGATTAAGAAGGATGAACAAGGTGATATTATTGAAAAGATACAAGAAGTTGAGTTTATAATTGAAAATTACCCTGAAATGCTAAAAAAGGGTTATAAACCAACAAGTAGTTGGTATGAGAATATGTGTGCCACTCTTAATAACAACACTAGAAAAATAGCTCAAGAATTAGATGTTTCATTTTTAGGTTCTGGTGGTAATGTTATTGCAGATATAGATATAAAGTACCATGAGGATAATGGTATTGAAGACCCTAAGTGGGTTGATGGAAGGGAAAAAGAGTTTTGGATTTGGGAGCAGCCTGAAAAAGGACATGAGTATATAATGGGAGTTGATGTTAGTAGGGGTGATGGTAAGGATTCGTCCACAATAGTTATAATTGATGTTACCACTATGACTCAAGTTATGGAGTATCAAGGTAAGGTTCAGCCAGATATACTTGCTGAGTATGTTTATGAATACGGTAATATGTATAAAGCACTTACAGTTGTTGATGTAGCTGGTGGTATGGGTGTTTCTACAGTACTTAAATTAATTGAACTAGATTATAAATACTTATATTATGATGAACCTAGAGGTAGGATTCTTAATAGTAAAAAGAGTCAATTAGAGATGTACGGTAGAGATGAGAAAATACCAGGATTTAACGCTAATGGTGTTAGGGTTGTTATGGTTCAAAGACTTGAAGAGTCTATTAGAAACAGGACAATAACTATTAAGTCTAGAAGAATGATTTCGGAAATGAAAACGTTTATTTATAAAAATGGTAGGGCTGACCATATGGAAGGTTACCATGATGATTTACTGATGTCTCTTGGTATGCCAATATATGTTTTGGAGTTTTCATTCAAAAAGTTACATAAGATGAAGGAAAAGACTAAGGCTATATTATCTAGTTGGCAAGTCGGTACTTCGAATAAAGAAGATAATAATAGCGGATTTGTACCTAAAAATATGAGAGGTAAAAGTGCGTTACCTAAACCAAAATTTTCAAAACAAATTTCTAAGAATATGCAAGACCCTAATGGGGATTATTTATGGTTATTAAGTGGAACAAAATAAAAAGATATGGCTTCAAATGATAAAAAATATATAAGAAAAACAGGGTTAGGTGGTGCTGGTTTATATAAATGGTCTCCAGAAACATCCGTTGAGAAAACCCCCAATAATAACACTGGTAGTGGACATTCATGTAGTGCCCCTATAGGTACTCAAGGCAATGACAATTCGGTGACATATACATATAATGTGGTGGTTGTTCTTGGTCAAGCTACTAGAACAGCTTATGTTCAGTGTGATTACGTTGAATAACTATTGAATTTTTTGTAAAAAGGACTATATTAAAAAAAAATTAAAAATGGCTAAAAAGAAGTTAACGGTATTTCAAAAATTAAATAACATATTCGGACCTACTGGGGTTCAGTCAAGTGTGGCTCAATCTAATAAGTATTCGATTGATAATGATACTATATTTAAGACCACGGATAAAGCAGAATACGATGTGGCTAAACTACAAGCGCAACAGAATAAGTATGTTGGCGGTATGTGGAGAAAAGTAGATAATGAAATGTTTCAAAAAACAATACATTATGAGACTACTAGAATTGGTTCTTATTCTGACTTTGAGAACATGGAATTTTACCCAGAAATTGCTGCCACATTAGATATAATGAGAGAGGAATCAACTACCGTTAATGATAAGGGTAGGGTTTTAAATATTTACTCAAATTCTAAAAGAGTTAAAACGATATTAGAAGATTTATTCTTTAATAGATTAGATATTCACACATCATTACCTATGTGGACTAGAAACACTTGTAAATATGGGGATAACTTTGTATTCCTTAATATTGACGATAAAGCTGGTATTATGGGTGCTAGGCAATTACCTAACTTTGAGATAGAGAGAAGAGAGGGGGATATTTTTGGTAGGGTAATGAGTACTTCAGAGGTTGCTGATGGTAAAGATTCTAAAGTTAAGTTCGTGTGGCGAGGTAAGGATTATGAATTTAATTCTTGGCAAGTTGCTCACTTTAGATTGCTTGGTGATGATAGAAGACTACCTTATGGTACCTCTGTGTTAGAAAAAGCTAGGAGAATATGGAAACAATTAATTCTTTCTGAAGATGCTATGTTGATTTATAGAGTTACTAGGGCACCAGAAAGAAGAGTTTATAAGATTTTCGTTGGTAACATTGATGATGAGGATGTACCATCTTACGTAGATGAAATAGCCAATAGATTTAAAAGGACACCTATTACTGACCCTAAGACTGGTCAGGTTGATTTACAATATAATCAAATGGCTAATGACCAGGATTTTTTTATACCAGTTAGAAGTGAGGATGCTCCTAATCCTATTGATACTTTGCCTGGTGCTAGTAATTTGGACCAAATTGCAGATATAGAATATCTACAAAGAAAGTTATTTACAGCATTGAGAGTACCTAAGTCTTTCTTAGGGTTTGAGGATGCTTTTGGTGATGGTAAGAATTTAGCTCTACAAGATATTAGATTTACTAGAACTATAAATTTAATACAGCAATCTATGATTATGGAATTAAATAAGATTGCTATTTTACATTTGTTCTTATTAGGGTTGGAAGATGAGTTAGACAACTTTACTTTAACACTTAATAATCCATCAACCCAAGCTCAAATGCTTAAGATTGAACAAATGCAATCTAAGATTACACTTTATAAAGACGCGACAACTGATTCTGGTAACGGGTTTGGTGTTATGTCTATGACTAGAGGTAAGCGAGAAATACTAGAATGGTCAGATGACGAGATTAAACAAGATTTCCTTGAACAAAGAGTTGAAAAAGCGGCGGCAGCTGAAATGGAAAACACAGCCAACGTTATTAAACACACTGGGACATTTGATGAGGTTGATAGGCTTTACGGAGATATAGACGCAGCTAAAAACGGAGGTTCTTCTGAATCTTCTGATAATTCAGAAGGTGGTGATGAAGGTGGCTTCGGTGGAGGCGGTGGAGGCTTCGGTGGTGGAGGCCTAGACTTTGGTGACGAAGGTGACGATGAAGTTGATTTTGGTGATGATGAAGCTGGTGAAGTTGAAGGTGGTGAAGATGAAGGTGGTGATGACTTAGACTTTGGTGATGAAGGCGGTGCTGAAGAGCCAGAAGCTACTGAAGAATCAATAAAAAAAATAGATAATTTACTTACAGAGAATAAGTTAAAACATAAAAAAAAGTTAAAAAAATATTCTGATAACTATTTTGATAAATTACTTAGTTCTTTAAATGAGAGTAACGATGATACCTTAATAAACGAAAGGGTTAAGGTTGCTGATAAGAATATTAGGGTTAACAAAACCATTAATGATATGATAGGTGATATCGATAAAATCATCAATGAATAATATTTTTGTAGATTTTTTTATATTTATAAAATATAAACTAGGGATTATGAAACATAAACAAAACGTATATATAAATTTTGGTAAAATTAAAACTGTATACTACGAGGCTTTAGCTGAATCAATATCTAATGGTAATAAAAAAACAAAAAGTGTATTTAAAGACTATATTAATCTAATTAAGGAAAATGAAGCTCTTAAGACTCAGTTCTATATATTCAATAATATTGAGAATAAAATAGAGGGTGATAAGGATAAAGCTATTGAGTTTGTTAAAGAGAATATTTCTTTAATGAATAAGTTCTCAAAAAAAGAAATATCTGAAGCTAATACAAAATTAGGTAAGTTTATTATTGAGGGTAAAGATTTTGATAGTTATGGGTATTCTAGTGAAGAGTTAAAAGAACTACATAAAAACGTTTCCAAATTAATCAACACAAAAAAGACCACTAAAACAGTTGGTGACATTGTTGAGGTAACACATAAGGTTGCTGAGTACATAGTAAATAACGCAGAGCCTGAAAAGGAAATGACAGAAAGTTTAGGGGATACTGTATTATCCAACAAAGATTTATCAGCGATAATGGTTAGTAAATTTAACAAAGAATATGGTAAATCTCTTAGTGAATCTGAAGTTTCATTATTAAATGACATCATAATATATAATTCAGACGAGGTTAA